TCCGGTAAACAATATAAGGCATATCGGCAAACTGCTCGGCCAGCATAGGGTAAATGCGGGTGTCAACAATCGCCTTAATCCCCACGTTTGTCGAAAGCAGCGTATATATTGCCTGTCCTATCATTTTTTTACCGATTCAACCAATCTTCCCAGATCGTCCCCAATCTTATTCAAAACACCCTCCCTGCTTTCATCCCATGATGGACGCATGAAGGGTTTGGCGGGTATTCCCTTACCCCAGCCGGTGGACGATGTCCCAAATTCAACGAAATGGCCATACCATCCATCTGCGGCCCTGTTGGTGCCATACCGGGGGCCGATGTAAATAGAATACCCGTCTTTGCCGTACACAACCCCGATAGACCTTTTCAGAGTGCCAGGTTTATGGGTTCTTAATTTGGTCATCTCCGCCCCCTTTGATATATGCCTGTGCGCGGTCATAAAAGCCTGCTTCGTGGAAACAGGTGCCTTTGCCTTTGCCTTTGCCACAACCGGCTTGGCGGCATCTTTGAATATCTTACGGATCTCTTTGCGGCCAAGTTTCTCGCCCATTTTTTCAAGAACGTAGTTAACATCCCTGATCCCTTTCTCTGATAATTTTATAACCATGTCCATCACTCGATCCGTTTACATTCAATGGTTAAATACTTTTCCCTGCCCTCGGCAACAACCCCGATAATGTCATACACCACACTATCATAGGTCAATCTCTTGTCTTCCGATATGCCGGTGTAATACCGGATGCGGAAGGTAACGGTGTTCTGCGCTTTGATCTGCAAAGTTTCCACGCCCTCACCGGCAGCCTTATACATCATTTCGGCCCAGCAAGTATGATAGGCTTCCCACACCTTCGTGCGCTCACCGTTCGGTAAGATCGTGTCTGTGGCCTTGCTAATGACCACGCGCCTGTCCATACTTCCAAATCCCATCTGATTCCTTTTTTGAGAAGTTAGATAACAATTCCTTAAAGCCAATATCCGTCTGCTCGAAGCGGGTGAACTTGTGGATGTTCTGTGTGCTTTTGATGTCAACGATCATAGGCTCCCGGCCAACATCAACAATCTTAATATTCACGGCATTCGCGTTCAGGTTGAAAGCACTGTCCGCGTCAAGTGCTGACTGTTTCGTGGGTGTCCACAAACCGAAATCCCCTTCAATAATCTCCTGCACCTTGACAAGATCACTGTTCATATACTTGGCCGCAACCTTGTAAGTCAAGACCATCTTCGCACCTTTGCCAACATGCTCGGTTCCCGTTACAGAGTGCCTGAAAATGACAACGTATTTTTTGTTGAAATTTTCAAACACGCTTCGCTTTATACACCTCCCCGCACCAATGGCATAGTTGTTAATCCAGAAAGCAACCCTGCCCGTCAGGGCGTCAACGAAATAACAGGAAGACACCCCGAAAGACTCCTCACCTTCGTTAAAGTAAGGCCGGTAAACATCAATCAACTTATCGTTCACCAGGTCATCCGAGCCGATCTCCATCATGTAATCCCACTTCAGCCCCATAAGTGCTTTCAGCCCGGCATTCTTTTTCGCGCCAAGAAAATCATTACAAAACTTCAAAGAACTTACGTTATACTTTTTGAGCAGCGCACCCTCATCGTCATTCGAATAAACGCAGAAGGGAACGAACTCGATATCTTTGTGGGCAGCCTTCAGCCGCTCGATCCCGTCAAGGCAAATTTTTAATATCGGCAGCCGCTTGTAGGCGGCAAAGAATATCGCTAACTTCAAAATAACCGGTACATATCGAGTTTATCATAAACAGCCTTTGGGTATTTCCGGTGGCCTTCATCGCCCCGGTTTTCGTAATCATGGCCAACAATCAAAAGTATGGCCTGCTTGATGGCCTCCGGCACATCGTCATATCCTGCAGAAAAACTGATAATGACAGCATTCGGGCGGTTATACACTACCGGGAATGTATTGCCGTAAGAGGGCATGATCCTGGCAGGCTCCGAAACCAAATCAGCATCGTAGTCCGTGAAACTGTTAAGGTCATTATTCGTGTTATAATAATTGATACCCTCCATTTCGCGAACTGGGCAAATATCGAGATTGATCTCCGTTGGAAACTTGTCGAGATATAAATACCACGAAGCCACGTTGATCTGCCGGTTCGTGTACTTTTCAACCCACTCAACGGCTTGCTCGATCAGCCTTAAGATATAAGCATTATCAGCGGTGGAATCAGCCTTCAGGTGATCCCTTGCCTCTGTGATGCTTACCGGCTGGCTTGTTGCTGCTGTTTTTAGTTTGTAACCCATCTTTTATTTTTATGTTTCGCTCGATCTGTTTAACCGGTTCTGCACAATTAGCCGATATTAAGCCTTCAGCAACATCGGCAGGGACTTCGTATTCCGCGCCTTTGCGATATACGAAGCCCTTACCGGCTGCTGTCTTTGTCATCCTAATCTTACGTAGAGGCATGAAGGATGTGTTTGATCGGGTTCGTGCCAGCGTCAAGCAGTTCACCATCCGAACGGCTCCAACCCATTACGGCAACCTGCAGTGAGTTCATGTACTTTTCATTGAAACGTACAATATTGAACCCGGCAACCCTGCGGATCAGGTACTTGCTGAAATCACCGAACAGGACGCTTTTCAGACCGGCTCCGATGTCGGCCATGTCCTCATTGATAACATACCTCTTGCCTTCGATCGTGTCAGGCTCGCCAAAGGCGATACCGGGCTGCCACAGCGGACGTGAATCGGCATCACCGATAGACAATGCCTTGATTGCCTTCAGGGTGGAGTCATTGAACATCCACACACCGTTCTGGCGATAGGCATAGTCAACCGAATGCAACAGGTCGAGCAGGTTATCCCTGGTCAGCGCAGCGGCAGCGGCATCCCCGCCTTTCGTTGAGGCGGTTACCACGCCATTGTGCTGGCCATTACCGCTGCCCACCGTAGCATAATAGTTCAACCCGCGAGCATCACGCTCGGCCATCAGGTTGATGATGTAGTTCACGATGTCGTAGTTGGCATCCTGTACCAGTTGCATTGAAATCGGGATGATCGGGGTGGCAAGCACATAGGCATCCAGTTGCTTGGATCCAAAAGTAACCTTGCTTTCGGTCTGTACGGATTCTTCGGCCAGGATTGCGCTTTTGTTGGAGGTATCGTTACAGGTCGGCCAGTTCATCTGCCCACCACCCGGGGTGGTGATGATAGAGGCAACTTCCAGCATACCGCCAAAAGCCTTCTGTGCGGTTTCGATCTGCGAAGCCCAACTTTGCGGCACAAGGTAACCGCCATCAGCGGGGGTGCCTATACTTTGGCCATCCTGGGTAGTACGCATCTCCGGGTGAATGTCCCCTTTTGACAGGTACCTCAAAAACCTTTCCTCGTAAACCTGCTCTTTGGATTTGGTTTCGGCCGGCTCTTCTTCGACCTTCTTTTCGGCCATCTCTTTGTTCAGACGCTCCTGGCGTTCCTGAATGTCGATCTCCTTTTTCAGAGATGCCTCGTCAGTCTCAAGCCGTTCCCAGCGGGTGCGCTGCTCCTCGGTCATAAGACCGTCAGCGTTTTCTTTTTTGGCGACCTCGACAATATCACGCATCTCATATATTGCCTGCGCCCTTTTTTCTCTCAACTCTTTGATTGTCATTTTGTTAAAGTTTAAGGGTTTATAAAAATTAGGCGGTGATCGCCAGTAATTTTGTTGCTGCTTCCGTCCAGTGCATCCCCTTTACGGGCGGCTCCTGGGATTTGATAAATTCGTCATAGCTTCGCTTTGCCACATCCAGCGAATTCTTCTGAACCGAGGTCTGAAGGTATGCCGGATTGGTAACAGGGGAAACGTCATAGATCGCCTCGAACCTTAAAATCGTCCGGACATCCTTGCCGTCTTTCTTTTCCCACTTGTCTTCTTTGACAGTAAAGGCAAACGATGAATGGGAAATGTTGCCAACGCGGATGTCTTCCAGCGTATCATTCCCAACCGTAGTGTTTGGCGCATCGAAGCGGTAGCCGAAGCCGTTATCGTCAACCGTAAGGTGAAGCGTCCCGGCCTTTGTCCTTGCAAGAACCTTGTCGGGGTCGTGGTTCCGGCACGCCACAACGTCATCCATGTCCGCACCGGCAAAGGCGTCCCGGTCGATCTTTTCGATGAACCAGCCCAAATCTTGTGAATATTGATCAAAGACGGCTGCCACGCCCTCAACCGAACGGGAATCTTCCGCGCCCCTGATCTCACTGTTCAGTAGTCTTATTTCCTTCATTTTCTATGAATTTACCAGTTTCGTCAATAGGTTTCAAGGTGGAATTGATATACCTCATATCCCCTCCTTCGAGGTGGTTGAGGTTGTTCATCCCCCTTATTTCATTCGGGGTCAGTGCGCCAGCATTGAACATCGCGCTCATTATCGTTGCGCGGCTTGCGGAATCACCCCTTAATAGTCCGTCAATATTGAATTTTGTGAAAATCTTACCCCGTTCGCTTTCGTAAAACAGTTTTCGGTCAAACTCCTGTTCGAACCTCTTTACCCACGGACGGATCGTGTGAGTTACAAATTCAATGGACTGGTGTTCAATATTGTTATTCGTTGCCCTGTCCAAGTCCCCGATAAGATGGGGTGGCACTCGGAATATACGGGCAATTTCGCTAATCTGGAATTTTCGGGTTTGCAGGAATTGGGCCTGTTCCGGGGGGATGGTTACCCGCTCCATCTTCACCCCTTCCTCCAGAACGATGGTTTTCTGCTTGTCTTCCCGGTAACTTTTGTCAAATGATCCACCGAGGTTCTCCTTACCCGTCTTTGAAAGTTTCCCGGGATAGGAAAGGATAACATCCGAGTTCGCGCCTTTGCCGAAAAATTCCGCACCGAAACTTTCCGCCCCCAGCCCCAGCCCAATGGCTTCCTTCGCCACATCAATCGGTGCCTTGCCCTTCAGCCCGTCAAAGCCAAGCCCTGCAACGTGAAGCATCTCGTAAGAAGGGATGATCTCTTTTCTGTCCGGGTACTGAATCCTGTAAAACAACTCGCCATTTGAGGCGATGAAGGGAGTAACCGCTCCGGGGTGAACAATGTCAAGGCTTTCCACGCGCATATCACCCCGATGCTCTATCCGGGCATAGGCATTGCCCCACAGAACCACGAACGCCACCATTGTTTCCCGCCACGTGAACGAGGTATTGTAGGCGTTTGGCCTGTCGTGTAATAGTTTGTAGGTGGGATGCTCATTCAACAGCTCTTTCCCTTCCTGCTCTTTGCGGTAAACACCAAGCGGAAGGGATGCCACAGATTCAGATAGAATCCTTACGCAAGCCCATACAGCGGAAAAGGTAAGGGCAGAATCCTCGTCAATGTCAATGCCTGACTTGGACGACCTGCCGCCACCAAAATACTTCAAAAAGGTATCGGGGTCTTGCAAGTTGATACCGTCCGTTTCATAAGTGGATCGGTATTCAAATACGGGAATGCCGAGTATCTTTAACTTCACGCGCGGAAATTTCCCGCAAGTGTAAGTATTTCCGGTCTAATAATTCTGTATCAAAAGTGCTTATTTGTAATGATTATAAATTAACGGGAAGATCGAAAATAATTGACAAAAAACTTGACTTTGCTATATCAAATTTCGTATCTTTACATCAACAAACAACAAAAACTTAAAGCCATGAAAACCTTAACAAAGAAATCAGAAATCACCGCCAGACTGTTGAATAAAGATTGTGACTACAAAGGTCACAGGATCGGTAAAGAAGGAAAATACTATTTCAGAGGGAGCCACTTTCATTCAGGAGTGGAATACTTTTCTTCACTGAAAGAATTAAAAGAAAGTCTTTAAACCAAAATCCGCAAGTAACTCTGACGAGGCCTCAATGGCCGAAACACCCTTCGGGGTGTCAGTTACAAACAACAAGAAAAACCACGGAAACAAAGTGTCTTAAAAACTAAACATTTTTTTTCCTCCCCCGCAACATTTT